ACAATGTGATTTATATTATGTTCTTTTAAATATGGAAAAAATATATTATCCCAAAATTTATAAAAATAATTAGCGTAGTTTGGATTATCGTTTCTGGCACCAAAGTGGGTGTCATTAATTAAAGCAATTTTCATAAGTTACATAAAAAATTCTAGTTTAGACACTTTCTTTCTTTTTATCATTTTAGTTTTAGGTTTTTCTTTTTTCTCTGGTTCAACATCAACAACCATATTCTTTCTTAAAAAATCTGCATATGAATTTTGATATTCTTCGTTATCACCTTCTTGTCTAACTATTTCGTCTAGTCCTGATTTGAGTATAAGTTTTTGTTTAATTGTTGTTTGTTTCTTTTCTTTTTGTATTCTTCGTATAAATGCATAGTATATAATTTGTGTAAAATATGCGAATGGATTATTAGATTTTTCTGGATCAAAGTTTGCTACATAAGTTAAGCAATTTTCAATACCATCAGATATCATATCTTCTTTGTATGTGTAATTTATAAAGTTTGGTCTATAAGATAAGTGATTTGCAATTTTAAGAAAACACTCACCTATGTAATCATTGATTGGTGGGTCTCGTCTATTTCTCTTTCTTGCGGATAATACTTTCTTACGATACTTTTTCATTTCTTCTAAAAAGACTTTATTATCAACATAATGCTCTGTCTTTTTTTTGTTTAATTTAACGGCCATAGTATTACTCCTAATTTGTTAGCTATAATATCAGGATATAGTATTATTGTCAAGGGTTATATACAAGATTTTGACAATTAATTTTTTTTGCTTTTTTTGTTGTTTTTACCTTGACAAAAATTTCTTTCCTGATATAATCCGGTATGTCCGGTTTGCATAGAGTATTAGTTTAGTGAGCTTTAATCTTACCTCTCAAATATTGTAAGGTATCCCAATAGTCCTCATCTGACATTTCATCTAATGCTTGTTCAAAACTCTTTTCACCATAAGTCTTTTTCGAACCAAGAGGTTCTATATTTTTTTTCATACTTGGAAATAATCCCATTCTAACATTATTATAATATTCTACTAAATTTTGATTTGGCACCCCTATTGAAAATATGTGATTTTTATGTATTGAATAGATTTTATCTACTGTTTGAAACATCCAAGGGGTTAATGACATTCTTTCTTCTACAAAATATGTTTCACTATCTACTGCATTTTCATGTATTCTAACTTTATATGGTTCACTTAATCTTATAAAATCTGAACCATCAGATACCTGAATACCTGCGATAACCTGTTGACCATTTGATAACATGATCATTCTAGGTGACTGAATAGGTTTCTTTTCTTCGTTATTCGTCATATTACTATTTATCTAATATCGACATGATCTAGCTCGTAGTCAAACTCTTGTTCAGAATATGTGTTTATTCTTTCCATAAAATGGTTAAGGGTAAAATTTTTTCTTTCTTTGTAAGAAAAGTCATCAGCAATATCATACAAATTTGCTTTAACTTTATTATTACCAAGCCGCAGCCCACGACCAAGAGACTGTAATATACGAATTTTAGATTTGGTAGGGCTTGCGAATATAACGTTATGTAAATTCCTAATATTGATACCAGTAGAAAAAGTTCCGTAACTCGCCACAATAATTGCATTGTTTTCATTTTCTGTAATACTCCTTACTGTTTCTCTATCTTTAGTTTCAGTACCACCATAAACAAAAAATAACTTTCGTGTTTGATGGTCTAGCGTGTCGCCTATGAGATCATATAATACTTTACCATGTTTTTCAACATACTGAAATAAAACTAAAGTATTACCTGTTCGGGTTTTTGTTAGATTACGAATAAATCTATTTCTTTTTTCGTGTGATACTATATAGTCCATTTCTTCTTGATAGTTTAGTTTCTTAACATGTTGACATTCTTCCTTAGGATACTTTAATATTAGACATTGTATATTTAAATCTGCTAGTTGATTTTTATCTATTAGTTCTCTAGTTGTAGTAACATTATGTACTCTACCAAACAGACCCTCTAATACTAACTTATGTACCTTACTATCATCTAACGTACCAGTTGTACCTATACGATATTTTGCATTTACACAGGCACTCATAATTTTTTGCAATTCTTTAGATTTATATAAATGTGCCTCATCACCTACAACACAATCAAACTTTTCAAAATACTTTTTATCAAAAGTGGCAAGTGATTGCCATGTAGATATAACTACAGGTTTACTATCATCTATCTCATAACCATAATATTTTCTTTGTACAAACTTTTCTGCCTCCCAACCATAATCTTCAAAGTCTTTATACATTTGTTCTACTAATGATGTTGTTGGAACAACCAGTAAACAATTTTTTTCCAATGATGTGAGTAAACGAATGATACAGTAGATAATTAATGACTTACCTGAGGCCGTAGGTGATAACAATATTGTTCTTTTATTATTGATTGCGTGTGAAAATGCTGAAAGTTGATAATCTCTTATTTTTATAGAATCCTTAATTATTTTGTTTGCAAACTTGGAAAAACTATCGCTTAGCGAGCCGCTGGTAGGTTTTTCAAGACCCTCTCGTATGATTGTACCCCCTCTATTTTCAATAAAGTGTTCAACATAAGGTAATAGTCCGTAATATAGTTTACCTGTTGCTTTTGAGAATAATCTTATTTGACCATCCCATCTTTTTGCACGAACACTCGGCATAAAAGAAGCACCAGGTACTTTGAAAGTAAAAAATTCAGATAGTTCTTGTAGTAAACCTAAATCTTCACTTGTGCATTTAATATAGGATTCGTTATACTTTGTTACCGTTAATTCGTTCATCTAATTCGTCATATGAAATATTTGTCCAGTTATCTCTCTCGTCTAATTCTTCTATATTATCCCCTACATGTATAAATTCGTGTTTATCGTATTTGTTTAATAATCGTTTTGTATGATTTATCCAGTTATCTGGTTGTACTGCTTTTGCATTTGGCCCTACATACCCTACTGTTCCTTTGTATAGATTGTTTACTTTGTCGTTCTTCGACTTGTAATCGTACCCCACCAAATAAACCTTGTTGCTTACATCCGCTGCCATTAGTGCAATCAAAACACCTGCGTTTGTCTTCTCCTGTTGGTACTTGCCCAATCCCATCACTTTGTCTTTCTTTTTTGTCCATGTTATTTTATATCCTTCTTGATCCTCACCAAAGTGTAACTTAAAATCATCTTCATGCCACTCTTTATTTTCTTCACGAAATTTTTTCATTACATCTACATTATTTGCCCAACACACAAAAAATCTTTTCTTTTCACCTTTCCAAACCCATTCATCTGTATAATTATTTACATCATCAATATCACCTAAAAACTTTGTGACTGTTTCTGGGTAGAATAATTTTTCATACATGGTATGTGGATTTTTCTCCCATGCTTTTAAATATACAGGATGTTCAAATGCATAACCACTACGATATATTTCATGACAAATATTATAATCCATTGCGACTAACACATCTGGCACAAAGTCTCTATATAAACCATTGCACCCATATATCTTGCCATGTGGTCTTAATCTTTCTAAATCAAAGTCTTTACGACTTTCACCATTACCAATACAAAATATCATTTTACAAAATATTTTATTATTTTTTTAAGAGGTTCATACACTTTCCATATTTCTTTAATATGATTATCTAATTTTTTATTAAGATCGTCTATTTTTTTCTCTATGCGTTTTAAATCTTCTTTACTCATTACATACTACCCATAGTAAATTTTTTCCACTCTATTGCGTTCTTAATTTGAAATGTGCGATTGTTTATTTGTTTAAGTGTACTTTCACAGTAACCACATATTTGTTTTAGATATTCTATTTTTTGTCTTGACTTAATTATATCTTCGTCAGCGTCAATAAATTTATCAACGTCTTGTCTTAATACTTTTAAATCAAAATTACTATCTTTATATTCTTGTGGTTCTGCTTTACCTGTATAGAATAACCATTTTTTTAAATGTAATTGTGAGTGGTCACCTTCTGCTTTTTTAAGCATAAGAGCATATGTAGAATATGTTTTTAGATATTGAGAATGAAGTTGTGGTGTCTTTAGACTTTCTAGGTCTAGTTCAGTATCATCAATTTTCAAATCTTTCTCGGCCTTCGCCTGAAGTTCATCAAGTGTCATTATTTAATCCTTTGTATTATATAGTAAACTAAAAAGGGGTCGTATATGTATGTTTCTTATATCCTAGTGTAACAGTTGCTTGTAGATATTCAATATCAGTTGCATTTTGATTATACTCTAGAGCAGATAATGCCTTAGGATATGTATCTTCAAAAGATAATTCAACAATAGGTATATTTCTTGCTGACAGTATAATTAGTTTTGCGTCTGAAAATATTGCACCATCATTAGTTGCTGTTGTTACTCTACCTGCGTCTTGAAGATTTGCTTGTTGAGATAAAGGCATTCTATCACCACCATCTGTAATTAAAGCACGATATTTGTCATCACTATCTACTTGTGCAAGACCAGTCATCCAGTCATGTACACTACGATAGTTTGTTAAATCTTCATCTACAATAAAAGTTACAGTTAAGTCTTCAAATGTTAAATCATTACCTGGTATTCTTACAGGCATAAGTCTAGTTGGTTGATTTATTTCTGTTAGGGTTATACCTGGTATATTTGCTTGAATTGAGTTAAACTCTACTCTAGGTAATTTAGATATTTGAAACTTAAACTTTGTAGGATCAGCATAGTCTAAACCTGACCCACTTGGTTGTTTACTTGATAATGTTGTATCAGTCATATTAGTATTTATAATAAAAAAAA